CCGAAATCCAAGGCAAGATGATCAACATCAACTACGTCTCCATGCTCAAACAGGCCCAAGACGCAACCGCGGCCGGTGGCATCCAATCCCTGCTCCAACTCGCCGGCGAACTCGTGGCGGTCGTCCCTGCCGCCATGGACAACATCGACACCGATTATGCCCTTGACAAATTCTCTGCACTCCAGAACAATGACCCCAAGATGATTAGGAGTCCCGAGGCTTTGGCCCAAATCCGTGCAGATCGCGCCCAACAGAAGCAGGCAGAGCAGCAGGCGCAGATCGCTGAGCAACTCTCCAAGGGCGCAGCCAATCTCTCTGGGGCTGGCCTAATGCCCAAGGGCCAACAGTCACAGGCCTCCTAATGGACAACGCAGCCGACCGCAAGCAAATCCGCTCAGCCGAGAAGTCCTCGAAGCTTCGCGTCCTCCAAGACCGCGAGGCCGTAGCCGCCATCATGTCCACCATTCCAGGTCGCGCGTGGATGTGGCGGAAGCTCACCGAAGCCCATATCTTCACCGATCCATTCACCGGCGACGCACTCCGCGAAGCCTACACTAAAGATGAGCGTAACTTCGGCCAGCGCTTACTCTCCGATATCATGGCCCACTGTCCCGATGCCTACCTCCAGATGACCAAGGAAGCCAACAATGACCGACACGACAGTAACGACCGAAGCGCCCCCGATCTCCCCGACCCCGACCACGACCCCTCTTCCGAACGACGCAGCAGCCCGATCGGCGACGGGGGAGATTATCGACAGGACGCCGGATCAGCCGAAGGACCCATCACTCCAGACCCAGCCGCCGAAGGGTGGAACCTCGTCAACTGACAAGCCCATCGAGCCCACCCTCGACAAAGATGGCAAACCGATCGAAGCCAAGCCCCCCGAACCCGGCAAGGCCCCCGATACCTATGCCGCATTCAAGGCTCCCGAGAACTACACCCTCGACCCGAAGGCCGTCGAAGCTGCCCTCCCAGTATTCAAAGAACTCGGCCTTACCCAAGATCAAGCCCAACGCTTGGTCGATCTCCAAACCGCTCGTGAGATCGAACTCGCCAAGGCCCCGACCAACGCCGTCGAAACCATGCGCTCCGACTGGCGAGCCAAAGTCACTGCCGACCCCGAACTCGCAAAGGCCGTCAACGGCGACAAGACCGGCCTCGACGCTGTAAAGCTCGATATTGGCCGAGCCATCACTCACCTCCCCCCGGCCGAAGCCGCCGAGTTCAAAGCCGCCATGGACCTCACCGGCGTCGGAGACCACCCCGCTTTCGTCAAGGCCTTCTGGAAACTCTCCCAACTCATCACCGAAGGCAAACACGTTAACGGCTCCAACCCATCCCCCGCCGGCCAAACCGCTCCCGGCGCAGCGTCCCGACCGACCGCTGCTAAGTCCCTTTTCCCAAATCTCCCCGGCTAACTATACCTCAGAGAGGTTGAACAGCAAAGCTCAGAATGGTTCCCCGGATGATGCACTACACCACAGCTTCAACCTCAACCTCTCTCAGGAGACTTAACCCATGGCCGTAATTGGCTCACTTGCCCTAACCTATAGTGACTGGGCGAAACGCATGGATGATGGCTATCGCGTCGCGACCATCATCGAACTCCTTTCCCAGACGAACGAAATCCTTGACGACATGATCGTCATGGAAGGCAACCTCCCGACCGGACACAAGACCACCGTCCGGACCGGTCTGCCCCAAGCAACTTGGCGCCTGCTCAACGCCGGTGTCCCCAATGCCAAGTCCACCACCGCCCAGATCACCGACACCTGCGGCAACCTCGAAACCTACTCGGTCATCGACAAGGACATCGCCGACCTCAACGGCAACACCGCTGAGTTCCGCCTCTCCGAAGTCCGCGCGTTCCTCGAGGGCATGTCCCAGCAGGTCGCCTCGACCTACATCTACGGCAACCAGCACATCAACCCGGAACGCTTCACAGGCCTTGCCCCGCGCTACTCCACCATCAACACCGCTAACTCCCAAACCGCCAACAACGTCCTCGACGCTGGCGGCACCTCCAATACCAACACCTCGCTCTGGATCACCACTTGGGGCGCCGATACCATGCATGGTATCTTCCCCAAGGGCAAAATCACCGGGCTCCAGCATCGCGACATGGGTGAGTGGCCGGTCCAGGACGCGAACGGCAACACCTACCAAGCCTACCGCGATCACTTCAAATGGGAGATCGGCCTCACCCTTCGCGACTGGCGTTACCAAGCCCGGATCGCCAATATCGACGTCACCCAACTCACCGGCGTCTCCGCAGCCAACCTCATCAACCTGATCGTCCGCGGGCTCTACCGCCTCCCCACTGCCCCCGCTCAAGCCACCGCCATCCAGACCTCTGACACTCCCGAAGTTCGGGCCAATCAGGGCCGAGTGGTGATCTACTCCAACCGCGTCATTCGGACCTACTTGGACCTTCAGGCAATGAACAAGACGAACGTGCTGCTACGGCTTGAGGAATTTAATGGTAAGGTTGTGACTACCTTCCGCGGCATCCCCATCCGCACTTGTGACGCGATCCTCAACAACGAACTTCAGGTGGTGTAACATGATCCTCGACAATTATCAAACCTTCGACATCGGGTCCTCTCTCGCGATCGCAGTCGGGACCCAGCCCTCAGCCAACACCCTCGACTACGGCATCACCTCTGGCATCCCCACCTCAGCAAACGGTGGTGGCGCTCGGGACATGGGTATCGGTGATGATCCCGCCCTAAAGTTCGTAGTCCAGGTCGGCACCACCTTCACCTCAGGCGGCGCAGGCACCCTCTCGGTCGCCATCCAAGGCGCCCCTGACTCCGGCGCAGGCGTCCCCGGTGCCTTTACCACTTGGTGGGTCTCCCCGGCCTATGCCCTAGCCACCCTCTCCGCGGGCGGCCGCCTTCTCGACATGGACTTCCCTCGCCCACCAGATGGCATCGCGGTCCCCCGTTATGTCCGTCTGCTCTACACCGTCGCGGGCGCCACCATGACCGCCGGAACTATCTCATCCTACGTCGTCCTCGACCGCGACGACCAGATGTACAACGGCACCAACAACGCCATCATGGGCGGATACCCCGCCGGCGTCAACGTGGCGAACTGAGGGCACTATGAAAAAGCTTCTCCTCATCGGAGGGCTATTGCTAGGGTTCATCGCTTCAGCAATAGCCCAAGTGCAGACCCAGGTCTCCTCCAATACGGTCATCCGTGGCGCTGAAGGCGAAGGTGGCACCGGCTACGACTATGCCCTCGACTCCATTCGCAATGGCACTGAGTTCCAAAGCACCACTGGCCAAACTGGCGCTGCAACCTCTACCGCCTTCGGTGGCACCCTCTATTGGATCGGCACCGCCCCAACAACTTGGGCTATCACCCTTCCTCTCACGCCGTTTGCTGGTGAACTTGTTACCATCGATACTGACACCACCCTCACTTCAATGGTAACCGTCACCGCCAACACCGGTGCCACCCTTCATGCAACCTACACCTCACAGACACTGACAGCATTGACTCCGGTCGTGTTCCACTATCAACTTTCCTCCAAAACATGGTTTAGGATACAATGATGCGCAAATATCTCCTTCCATCAGCCTTGGTCCTGCTTCTGGGCCTCGGCTTTGCTCTCGCTCAATCCGCAAACCGCGGGGTTCAACTTTCGCAGGACTCCACCGGCTTTGTCGGCTTTGACAACGTTCAAGGCGGTATGTACCTCCCTGGCCATCTTCTATCCACCACCAGGCTCGGCCCGGCGCCAGTTCTCTCCGCTTGCATCACCGGTGGTACCCCGACCCTTGTTGGCACTGATCTCTCAGGCGTCATCACCGGCGGCACCACAGCCTCCACCTCTTGCGTCGTTACCTTTGGTACCGCCTTCCAAACCGCCCCCAACTGCGTAGTCTCCTGGCAATCCGGCCCATTGGCCGCGATGTCTTGGGCCACCTCCACCACTGCACTCACTATCACCCAGACTTCGAATGCATCCTCGAAGATCGCATACATCTGCACGAGTGTATCATGATCAAAGCCATCGCGGCGCTACTCCTCTACATCGGGCTAGCTAGCGCCGCGCTGGCCCAGCAACTCGTCCCTTCCACCACCGCTTCCGTTCCCATTTCCATCTCCACTGCCACAACCACCCTACTCATCACCGGCGTCGCCAATCGTTACGCCTACGTAACCGCCGTCGACGTAATCGCTGCCGGTACCGGCAACATCCAATTCATCGCCGGTACCGGCTCGACCTGCGCCGGCGGCACCCCGGTCAACCTCTCCGGTGCCTACAACCTCACTGCCCAGGTCGGCTTCACCAAAGGCAACGGCTACGGCGTCCTCTGGGCCCCACCCCTTGGCTACAACATCTGCGCCGTAACCTCCGCCGCGGTCGGCATGTACGGAAGCCTGAGCTATGCGATTTTCTAAAGCCCTCGCCCTAGTCCTCGCCATCTGCCTATGGCCCACACTCGTCGTTGCCCAACTCGCCCAAACCGGTGCCGGTTCTAAGGCAGGTGGGGTCCTACCTAGCGATTGCACCGGCGGCATGCGCTCCACCTCAGGCGGCAACACGATCATCACATTTACGGCGAGCGGCTCGCTGATCTGCTCGTCCAGCTTCACGGCGCAAGCCCTGGTTATTGCAGGTGGTGGCGGTGGTGGCAACAGTGCAAACGGCGGAGGCGGCGGGGCCGGTGGGTTTTGCACCACAACGGGAACGCCGACTTGCGGCTTGGGGTCGAGCGTTACTATTCCATCAGGTACCACAGCGATAACGGTTGGTGCGGGCGGTACATCCGGGACCAACGGCGCCAACTCAGTTTTAGGCTCACTTGCTACCGCTATAGGCGGTGGCGCCGGTGGAAATAATGGTTCGGCAGGGCAGAGCGGCGGTTCTGGCGGTGGTGGCGGCAATGGCGGCGCGGCCGGAACCGGAACCGCTAGCCAAGGAACTAACGGCGGCATCGGTAACAACTCTCCATTACCTTTCGGTGGTGGCGGTGGTGGCGGCGCTGGTACGAGTGGTGGAAATGCGACTACAAGCACGCCGAGCGGCGTCGGCGGCAATGGTCTCGTATCGTCAATTACCGGAGCCCCAGTCACTTACGCTGGCGGTGGTGGCGGCGCTATTACACAAGGAACATCAAACCCTGGAGGGACAGGCGGTGGGGGCACCGGTGGAAATGGCACCGGGCCGACATCTCCCACAGCGGGGGCGGCTAATACCGGCAGCGGGGGCGGCGGTACTGATGGTTCTTCGGGCACCGGAGCAATTGGAGGCTCCGGCATCGTGATTATCTCATGCACGACGGGTCAGTGCTGATGTTCAAGCGCGTTCTGATTGGAAGAATCAAACGTAGAGAAATCTGGAAACATCTAACCACAGGAGTCTGATATGGTTGACGCACCAAGGTGGAGGCTTATGACTTCACACTACCTCAATGTCCCCGGCACCGAATGGGAACATAACGAATCCGACCGGACCACTGGTAAAGCGGTGCGAAAGCTCTTCTCGGTCGGCCTCCTTCTCGACCCTCGTAATCCGCAGGACTGTAATCGTGATGGCGATTGCGTAGTGACTCATGAAATCGAAGGGGCTCGTCTCGTCCGTGGCGACTTCATCTTCCTCGGTGATCCTACCCTCGATATGGAGCCGATGAACGATGAGGCCGAGGCCATCTCCGATTCCCTCAAAGACAAATGGGCCCACCCGATCGACACCCTACCAGCCAACGGCGGAATGAACGACGCTGAGAAGGCATTCATGGAGAAGATGATGCTCGCCTTCGCTGGGGCAGCCTCTGCTCCAAACCAGACCGTGCCCAAAGAGGACTACGATGCCTTGCTCAAGCGAGTGCTGGCGTTGGAAGCTGCTGCGAAGCCTGCTGTCGCCGAACGTAGGGCCTAACCAATGGCCAGCCAATTGGATTTGGATCAGGGTGGTACTTTTAGGCAGTATACCCGTGTCTGGCAAGGTCCCTCTGTCGGCTGGCTGACCGTTCCTGTGACCGCTATCCTCACGATCTCCGCCGCTGGGACCTACCCCATCCAGCGGTGGACCAACTTGATCAAGCTCAAGGTCACGGCCGGAGTCGTCAACATCGACCTACCCTCCTCCAAGGCCTCAACCCAAGGCCCACAGGCAATCCCCGGTCAATGGGTTTATAACCCGGTGATCATTGTGGACCAATCTGGCGATGCTGGTGGTGCTACCACAATCAACGTGAACCCTTTTGGTTCCGAGCTAATCTCCGACCTTGCTCAAGTCCAACTCGCAACCCCCTTTGGCACCATTCTTCTTGAACCCGAACTAGTTAATGGCGGTTGGACCCTAGGACAATAACATGAAAAAGCTCCTCTTAGCCCTCGGGCTCTTCCTCCTCCCATCCCTCGCGATGGCCCAATGCAACGGTGTGTTCCCGAATGCTACAGTCTGTGGCAATGCCACCGGCGCAAGCAACACTCCTCGGGCAATCAACCCCGCTTCCCTTCTCGGTTCGGCCGGTGGTACCAATGGCCAAGTTCAATACAACAACTCCGGAGCCCTTGGTGGTTTCACCCCATCCGGGGGTGCCACCATCAATACCTCGACCGGTGTAGTTACCCTAGCTCCAATCACCAGTACTTCATCCATTACCGGAGCCAGCACAACTTATACGGTGGCGCAGAATAACATTCTGGTCCATCGGAGCAACTCCGGATCGCCAATGGTCGATACCCTCCCCGGCACCAGCCCGGGAGTGCTTGCCGCTAACACCATCATATCAGTCACCAACTCCGATACCGCGGGTCTTCTAGCCATAGCCACAGGATCAGGCAGTTTGATTAAAGGGGGTGGACTTCTCTTCAACGGCTTCACCTACATCGGTCCTGGACAAACGCTTCAATTCTACTCTGATGGTTCCAACTACTGGATTGTCAATTCACCCGGACGAGCCAAACTGGGCGCTAACACCACCCTCCTCATTGCCACAACCGGCTCTGACACAACCGGCAATGGTATCACCACCGCTTTTGCTACCTTACTCAAAGCATGGTCGTTTGCCCAGACTATACTAGACCACAATGGCTTGGTAGTCACCTATTCCATCGCCACTGGCAACTACGCAGTCAATACCACGCTAACCGGATCACAAGTCGGCTCGTGCGGACCGGCCTGCGACATCATTCAAGGTAATACCACCACTCCGGCGAATATCACAATTGGAGCGGCCACGGGGGTGTCCCTCACTCTCGATGGTGTGCAAGCTCAGCTTCAGGGGGTGGAATTCAACTTCATCGCGGGGCAGCAACTAGTCGTCACCAACAACGCCGTGGTTAATTGGCAAAATAACATAACCCAAGGGACCAGTGGTGGAACATCGCTCACTGCGGTATCTGGCGGCAACCTACGCATCATCGGCAATTACCAAGTCGGTACGGTTAGTTCCGCCTCAACGCCTGTACATTGGAACGCCAACAATGGCGGCTATATATCCGTTGAAGCCGCCGGTATCACAATCACAGTCGTTGGTGGGCCCAATTGGGGAAATGAGTTCGCCTTGGCGCAAACTGGCGGGAC